GTTTCAAGTCTTCCCAGTCGTGGGACGCCTTTCCGGGGTTTGGTGTCAAGCAAGCCTTTAAGTTCTGCTGCTTTCCCCGGATTCTTTCCGAGCCAGTACAAAATCACTTCCGACTTATCCGAAAGAGGATCAACAAGCTAAACCGAAAGGTGGACGCGGCGAACGAGGGCAAAACCGAAGCCGAAGGACTGCTGGAAGTCGAGCGAGAACGCAACAGATTGTTGCAAATCGCGCTTGATAACCAAAATGGGGACGCATCAAAGAAAGACGCGCCTCCTGATCCAAATGACTTTGACGATGGGATTGCAGATCCCGCATACGTGAAGGCATTTCAGGATCACGTAGCAGCCGGGGTTCTGGCCAAAGCTCAAGAGTCGCAGAAACAGGTTCGGACGGAAACAGAAACGCAAGGCAAGCTACGTGGTCGGCAAGAAGACCATTACCGCCGTGCCGATGCGTTGAAAGTTCCCGACTATGACGACACCGAAGACAACGCCATTGGCATTCTTGGTCACGAAGTGGTCAACCAGTTGATTTCTAATTCGGACAAGTCGGAAGTGATTTTGTACTGGCTCGGAAAGAATCCGGGAAAAGCAGAAGACCTGAAAGGCTTGATTGAATCCAATCCCGTGAAAGGCGTCCTCGAACTGGGTAGACTTGAAGCCAAGCTTGTTGCGCGGCCCAAGTCGAAAGACAAACCCGCGCCCGATCCTGACAGGGATCAAAGGGGCGGCGGCGCTGGCACCAGAAGACGCCAGCGCGGCCCCAAGGGTGCGACCTTCGAGTAAGGACTCACGGCTATGGCCAACAACTTTGACAGTAACTTTACGCGATACCTGGCGCGCGTATTTTTGGAGAAATTCGAGACCGCCAGGGTCATGTCTAAAAACGTTGACACACAGCTTTTGGAAGGGCGTTTCCGTCCTGACACTGGCAGTAACGTGGACTTCAAACGCCCGACTGACTACCGTTCGGTGCGGACTGCTACAGGTGACGTTTCGGGCACTACTGCGTCGGACATTATCACCGGTAAGGCAACTGGTACCATCCAAGACTACTTCACTGTGGAAGTCAACTTTAACGAAGCAGCCGAAGCGGTCGAAATGGATCAGATCGACAAACTCTTGGCGCCCATGGCGACACGGATTGTGACCGATCTGGAGCTAGACTTTGCTGGTTTCATGATGCGCAATTCCGGCCTCTTGGCTGGCACGCACGGCCAAGCGGTCAACACATGGGACGAGGTTGCACTTGCCGGATCGGTGATGCAATCGCACGGCGTTCCCATGGACGGCATGTGGTACTATGCGGTTAACCCGTATACCCAGCGTAGTCTGGCAAGCAATCAGCGCTCGCTGGGCGCAGGTGGTGAAGCCGGGGATCTGATCTACGATGCCCACACCATGGCGACAATTGCCCGCAACTTCGCTGGCATGGATGTCATGACCGCGACCACTCTGGCAAGCTACACTGCTCCCAGCTATGGGGGCGACCTTGTTGGTGCGGTAAACGGTACGCCAGATGGCACATACCTGACTGCCAAAGACACAATGACGCAGAGCATTGCTGTCGATGGCTTCACTGGCACGCCGACCATTCCGGCGGGGACCATGATCCAGGTCACCGGGCGCAATCGACTGAACTTGTCCACACGTCAGGCAATCATCGACGATCAGGGCAACAACGTTGTCTGGACCGGCGTGGTGACTTCTGATGTGACGCTGGCAGCCGGTGCGGGCACTCTGGTGGTCTCTGGTCCTGCGATCAACGAGGCGACTGGCGCCTACAACACGGTCGACAGTGCAATCGCGGACAATGACGTTGTGACCATTCTCGGCGCGCAGTCCACCACCTATCAGCCAAACTTGTTCTGGCACAAACAGGCGTTCGCAATCGGTTCCGTACCGATCAAGAAGCTGTACTCGACAGACACCATTGCAACCACAGAAGATGGTCTGCAATTCCGTGTCTCAAAAGGTACCAGCTTCCGCGAAAACCAGCAGATGGTGAGATTTGATTTTAGACCTGCATATGCGGTCTTAAACCCCTTCTTCGCTGGGCAGGCATTTGGGACCGCATAAGTTGTGTTGGCATATCATTGGGAAGGGCGGCGATTGTGCCGCCCTTTTCGTTTGTTGCGTCATTATTTACGGGATGTTAAAATAAAAAAGGCCCGCGCTGCACTAACAGCCGAGCCCGTGATCGAAACCTGAGAAGGAGGCTTCAATGTCTAAAAACCTACCATCCCCGTTCGAACTTCGCAAGCTTTTGCGATGCAGTCCAAAGACAGGAAAACTGTTTTGGCTAACTCGCACCCCGAGCATGTTTGAAGATGGTAAGCAAAGTTCTTACCACAAATGTCACAAATGGAATAGTCGATATGCTGGTAAAGAGGCTTTCACTACAGGGGATGGTCTTGGCTACAAGCATGGTTCAATCTGGAACCGAAAAATAAAAGCTCACCGTGTAATTTGGTGCTTGGTTTATGGCGAATGGCCAGATGGGAAAATAGACCACATATCTGGTGATCGGGCAGACAACAGGATTTCCAACCTCAGAGTGGTTGACGATATTGAGAATGCTAGAAACATGGCGCGTAGGTACGATAACAATAGCGGCTGCACCGGCGTTTCAAAATTTCGTTGTAGTCAATGGAGGGCAAGAATTCACGTGAATGGAGAAGACAAATTTTTAGGATTGTTTGATTCTAAAGATGAAGCGATTGCTGCACGACAAGCCGCAGAGAAGAAATACGGCCACCACATCAACCACGGCCGCTAAGCACCAACCTTGCGATATGCGTCTTGATCCCTCATAATACCCTTAAATTGTAGATGGGGGTAAACATGTCAGAGCAAGAAAAGATCCGGTGGGTTAAACCAAATGGCGCCGAAATCGACACCAACGCCGAGAAAGCCACGGTTGAGTATTGCGCCAAACTTGGCTGGGATCGCGTGGATGCAGCGGCAGCGAAGCCCAAGGCTCGGCGCGGTCGCCCTAAGAAAGAGGCGTAAACGGTGTCCACAGGAACCGACATCATCAGGGACGCGCTTTCCGAGATTGGCGCGGTTTCTGTGGTTTCCCCTCCTTCCCCTGAATCTATCGAAGCGGGACGGAAGAAGCTCAACTCAATGCTTGAGCTGTGGTTGTCAAAGAACATCGTTCTTGGCACCAGACCGCTTGATGCAGCCGGGGACGAACTTGGAGAACCCGAAGATACGAGAAACGCTATTGTCACCAACCTGGCTATCGAACTTGCGCCCCTGTTTGACAACGGAAAAGTCATTGTGGGTCCGGATTTGAAATCAAACGCGCGGCGCAACTACATGAACATTCGTCGCCTCTATGGTCGCGTTACGGTGCCGAATAAGGTACTGTCGAGCACAACCCCCTTGGGTCAAGGAAATTACCAAGATCAGGGACAGTATTCCCCGAGCTTTTGGCGCCGGGGTGGTCGCGTCCGAAACTAAGGAGGAAAAATGCCGCAAATCCCAATGCCTCCCGGTTTTGTTGGTGTGGAAAACCTTCCCAAAAGCCGCCAAACCCTCATGAACTGTTTCAATAACCAGCAGGGCGCAGTTATCGCGCGGCCGGGGATTGAAACAATCAGCAACCTTGGGACTGTGGCGCGGGGACAATTTGTCTGGAACGGCGCGCTTTACGAAGTTGTTGGCACCACACTGATAAAAATCACAAACGTTGAGACTGGCACATTCACCACGATAGGAACCATTGCAGGCAACACGCTTGTGGAAAGTGCTGTAGGGTTTACAGCTGCGGTTCTGGTGGTGCGCGGGGGGGAGATCTACTCTCTGGATACCTCAGACACTCTGACGGACATTTCGGGCAACGCAAACTATGAGCCTAGCGATGCCGTCACATTCATTGATGCCAGGTTCGTGTTCATTCCATCCAATGGCGCAAATCCTGCGTTTTTCACAGATGCGAATGCATTAACGGTCGGCGCATCTAACTTCTTTGACGCGGAAGAACTGCCGGACCAAAACACAACTACATTCAACCTGCGAAATACGCTCTACATCGCCGGGACAGATAGTTTTGAATTGTTCCGAAACACCGGCGCGACGCCTGTACCGTTTTCGCGTCTGACCGGGGCTCGGCTGGACTACGGATACATCGGGGGTCTTGTTTTCTACAACGACACTTATGCCTTTGTGGGGCGTGAGCGAGACCAAGACCCCGGCATCTACCTCGTGAGCCAAGGCCGCGCCATCAAGATTTCAAACGAGAGAGTGGATTTAATTCTAAGCCAACACACGCTTGAGCAGTTATCGCGTGCGGTCGGAAACAGGTTCAAATGGCGTGGGTACGATATCCTTACAATCACTTTAACCAATGCAAGCTTTGGGTTTTTTAACGGTCAATGGTTTGAGCTTACCACTATCATTGAAGGGGAAATATTGCCGTGGAATGGTGGTTTCATTGATCAGTTTGAAGGCACATATTACTCTGCGTCGGGTACCTTGTTTGGAAAGATTGAAAACATAGACACGGAGTTTGGCAACAAAATTCCGCGAATTATAGACGTGGCGTTCCAACATCCTGACAACGATTTCTTTGCATGTCAGTCGGTTTCTTTGCAGATTTCTCAGGGATTTGACGGGGGACCGGGGGATGATGTGCCGGGAACTGTGGGACTCGCACTTTCGCGCAACAATGTTGAATATGGAGAATACCTGTTTCGAGATTTGGGCGCGCTGGGCGATTACACTGACCATCTGGAATGGAATTATCCCGGGGGTCTTGGAACCTATGACGGGTTCATGGGGCTAAGGATTTACACAACGCAGAGCGTAGACTTTAACTCCAATGGCTTGTTTGCGTTTTTCAGGGGATAGAGCATGGCTAACGAGATTGTCACAAACCCGGAACATGGCGAAGAAATCATTGTGGGAGGCCGAGCTTCTTTGGGACTGCAGGTGTTCTTTGATGAACTTGTTTTAAGACTGAACGCCAACCTTCTTGGAAACGCCGTTGTCCTTCCCACATTTACGGTTGCAACGTTGCCAACCCCATCGGAAGTGACGAGAGGTATGATTTTTGTCAGCGATGAAAGCGGGGGCGCCGTTCCCGCATTCAGTGACGGAATCAACTGGCGCAGAACCACGGATAGGGCGATTGTATCATGACCCTTGAGCGCACACAGGATTACAGGCGCGTCAAAATGATATCGGATGCAAACCCAATGCAAGACGGTGGGGAGTGGAGGCCGGTCATTTCGTCCAATTACATTTATCTTATGGAGTCGGACCACGGCAAAGACGTAGGGGTGTGGATTTTTGAGCCCGAGGAGGACTATTTTCTCATGCATGCTTGCATGGGTCCGAAGTGCCGAGGATCGAAAGCAATTAAGAGTGCGCGCAACGCAATCGGATGGTTGTTTGAAAATACGGATGCAGATGCTATTCTGGCTCCGATAGCGAAAAGCTTTCGGCATGCAAGTATTATAGCAAGACGCACAGGCTTGCGTGTTCATTCTGAAAACAAAGGCGGAAAAGCTTACATCATGACGCGGAAAATGTACTGCGGGGGAGAAGGGTAAAAGCAATGGGACAAATTGTTGGGGGCGTCCTTGGTAAGCGCGCAGCGGAAAAGGCGGCAGACGCGGCCACGGCCCAAAGTCGTCTTGGAATTGAGGAACTGCGGCGCCAGTTTGGCATTGCCCGAGAGGATCTTGCGCCCTTTCTTGCTGCAGGCACTGGTGCTCTGGAAGACGTTGAACAAGCCGCCTCAATACCGGGATTTGGAGAGCGCCTTGGGGAAATACTCGGAGGTGAATCCTTAGAGCCCTTGATCGCTGAGCGCACGCGTGCTGCGCAGGGACAACTCTCTGCCGCAGGTCTTAATCGATCAGGAACCGCAGTTCAGGAAATTGCCAACATTCCAACAGAACTTGGATTGCAAATTGAGCAACTTTTGTCGGGAAGGTCACAGGGTTTGGCAAACCTTGGCTTTGGTGCGGCTCAAAGCTCGGCTGGATTGGCTTCACAACTTGGACAAAGCCTTCTTGGGGCGCGTCAACAAATCGGACAAGATCAGGCATCCGGTATTTTGGGGGGTGCACAGGCCGCTGCAGCATTTGGGCAAGGCGCCTTTAATTTGCTGGGCTTGGCGCTGTCCGATCCCCGATTGAAGGATAACGCGGTCAAGGTTGGTGAAATCAACGATCTTGGCATTTATCAATGGGACTGGAAGCCAGAACTTGAGGGCATGATGGTTTACGATACGCCGACGCTTGGCTTCATGGCTGACGAGGTTGAGCAGAAGTACCCGGAATACGTATCCGAGTTTGGCGGCTTCAAGTGCATTGCTTACGGGCCTCTGACAGCGCTTTTGGAACACAACGCCGAAGAATATCATAGGCAACGCGCCGCATAAGGAAAGAACAGAATGGTCACACTGGCAAATCTCGACGGTCGGTCCCTTGCTATCGATTTGGGGGAAGCATTTGGACCGGCCATTGAGCAGGCAAGGGAGCGCCGAGAGCAACGCGAACTCACCAATCTGGTGCGTCAGGCAAGTGGACTTCCCGCAGTGCCAGAGAAAAACGCCGGTGGGTTTCTTCAAAGGATCGCCCCGGATTTGGCCTCAAGGATTCAGCAGCTTAACGGCCAGCGCAACCCCACCCTGATTAATCAGGCACGTCAGGAGGCTCAGGTGGGCATTGATACCTCGCGCCGCATTCTTGCTGCCAAGAGCCCATCGGAAAAGCAGAAGATTATCCTTGAACGTGCAAGCGAAGTGCAGCGCCAAGGGGGGGACGCAACCGAGCTTCTGCGTATGTCGGGAC